ACCAAACTGCCTTTTTTAAATCTTCTTTACCACCTTTGCGTTTCCACCTCCAAAGATACTTAATTGCGTTACCAGTAGCAAATGCTTCTTTACCATCTAACCCTTTAACTGCTTCCTCAATTGCGTCTATGCACTCTATATTACCAGCATTGTAGTGTGCCGGGTGGTCTACTTTTTCCATTATAATATTTTACCTTGAAAGATACGCTTATTCTTAAATTCAAAATCTTCCCCGTTTTCATCTAAATCTACTTCTGCAAAGCCATGATTCCATTTGTTTAATGGCATATAGGACGGATGTAATTCTGATAAACACCCTAAACTCCAAGTAGTAACCATTTTACCTGCAAGTGTTGGTTCAGTATGCTCACTTGTTTGGTGATTATGCCCCTGAAAGCAACTAACCTTAGATTTAAGGAATAGGCCTCGCGCCGGATTTACTGGGGCAGATATACCGCCAATATATTCGTGACCATGAATACCCCACAAGTTATTTAACTTCATAGGTCTTTTATCTGCTATGACTTCAATACCTCTGGCTCTTGCCTTAATAATATTCTGAAATTCAAACTCCTCAATGCCTACTAACTCTCCGGCTTTCTCATAAAGAAAATGCTCATATCTTTCTTCATGATTTCCAAGTTTAAAATAAATTTTGCATTTCAATTCCTTTTCAAACACATCAAACAAAGCCTTGAATGTATCAAGCTCTAATTTGAAGTTACGCTTCTTTGGATCTTTAATAAACCTACTAAGCCTATGGCAGTCTATTGTATCTCCGTTTAATAACAAAGCGTCTGGCTTACTTTTCTTTAAGTAATCAAGCGCAGCAGTTATGCTCGCAATGTTGTGGTAGGGTACATGAATATCAGACAATATAGCTACTCGCTTATGTCCTTTTATTTCATAGGGGGCGAACTCCGTTTCATCGCTATCAGGCAGATTGTAAGGGTTCTTTGGTCTTTCTGGCATTTGTATTATAGTTTTGAATTTTCTATTTTCAGATCCATGTTTCCCCTCTATATACCTTAAAGATAATCTCGCGGCCTCTACATCTTTAAACAAAAGATTGTTTTCAGCATACATTATTCTAGCTAGTTTTAGAGTAGGCATTTTCCACCCATGCTCCTCTCTGTATTTTCTTGCTAAGCCCGATTTGTTCATTATGCTACATATTTAAAAGAGTACCCTTTTACTTTTTTCCTACTGCCCAACCCTCTAGCAATTAGAGAAGCTTTGCCACTATATTTTACAGGATTTAAGCCAACTGAACGCAGAGCTTCCGAAACAGAATGATATACACCAATAGATTCATTAGTATCACAATTTATGATTTCAGTTTTTTTAGCTTGTCCAGATTTTATGCTTGCCAACGATTGTTTCTTTTTTGTTTCTTCTGTCCTTTTCCTTGATTCAAAAACGCCTCTTTTCAAAAGGGTTTCATAACTTTGTTTTATACCAAACCTATGGTTTTTAGAACCAATTTTTTGTTCCCTTAACTTTTTACGCGTTTCTTCTGATCTAATGCAATTCCAAATACCATCTCCGCCATCAGTCAAATTACATAAAATCCCATTATTCAAATCTTTTCTGCCATACAACTTAATAAACTCTTTCTCCTTTTCAGATGCCTCTTCTTTTGTTAATTTATCAATTATTATCTCAACTTCATAAAGAGATTTCAATACAATGTCATTCCATATCTTATTTCTTTTAGAAGAATGGTTCTCATAAGCCCTTGAGTAATTAGATTTATTACCTATCCCTATATAGAAAGGTTCATTTTTATCAAGTCTAATATGTCTATAAACGTACCAGTTGTTCATATTATTACTTAAAGTACAAATCTGCTTCAGCTTTTCTTCTGCGAGTTAATCCAGCTAATTGCTTGCCACCTGCTTTATCCCACTTCATAAATTCTGTTCTAATAGTTTCATCAGAAGGATTAGCATTAACTTTTTTTAATAAAGTAGATTTCATAAGATTACCAATACCAGCGTTATAAGCAAAACTGGTTAATGCAGCAAATTGATTTTCATTTACTTGACTTTTTACCAATGGATCTACTTTATCTGCAAAATCTTTTGCTATAATTTCAAACAATTCATTTGCACGCTCTTGAGTAATTTTATCACCCGGTTTTACTTTTGCACCATCTTCATAGAAAGTATTTCCGTAACCAATTGTGTCATGGTTAGCACTGCATTTGTAACTTGTTAATTTGCAGCCTTCAAATGATTTAATAAGGCTTTTCCCTGCTTCGTTTAATTTCATTTTATTTTATTTGAGAGTAAAGAAATATTACTAATAATGTAAATAAGGTACTATTGAATTTGTGAAGTTTTTGTTCAAACTTCACATCTTTTTCAAACTGATTGTATATAGCTATATTTTTATAATACCTTGATTTGTAATCATTAAGAGTATCTATACTAACTTTATTCTGATAGTTTAATGTGTCTTTAATTCTAAATAAACTATAAATCTCTAATTTCAAACTATCTTTTACAGAATCATGGCGCTTCAATAAACTATCTATTTTATTGTTTTGATAACTAACCACATTACTCAGGCTATCAAATGCAGCGTTAATCTTTTCCCCTTCTGCTCTACTTATGATTATCTTTTCTTCACCACCGATTTTCTTAACGTATTGGGCGGAGCTGGAATTTCTTGCTGCTAGTGTCAACAGTGTTAGCAGAATCAAGCTTACTTTTAACTTCATTTAGCTCAGATTTTAATTGGTTTACTTCTGATTTTAAACTTAATATAGTTTTTACAGCTTTTCCCACTATCTGAACCTCTTTTTCGGCTGCTTTTTGTTGTGTTAATACGCTTAGTTGGTTGGTTTTTTTAACACCCTCCATAAGCTTTTGGAACTCTAATTCCTTCATATTTTCATCACTTACCGCTTGCGTGTTTGCAGATTGACACCCATACAGAACGAATAAAATGAATAAATATTTCATTACTTGATATTTTGTATCTTACCTAATTGATTTAAAGTACTTAGTTTGGTTGTAGCTGATGATAAGGAGCTATCACATCTGCGAACCGCATCTTGCAATACATCAACCTTTACTTCTAGCTTCTCAATCTTACTACCTTGACCATCTATCTGCTTGTTAAATGTACTTCTAATATCTACATATAAAGCTGAAATACCTATGATAACTAAGAACATAGTGCCAACAACTGGATTCTTTGAGAATTGAGCAAAGCTTATAGGTAGAGGATTAGCCCCTATCTTTAAGCCTTCTGATTCTTCTGCTTTTTTTCTTACTGCCTTTGCCATTATTTACGATCTTCTTTATTTTGTAATAAAATTAATATCTGCTCGTTAGTTTTTTTGATGTCTTTAATATCATCTCTTATCTCTTTCTTATCCGCCTCTAATTGACCGATACGAACTTCATGGTTTTCATACTTTTTGCCATCTTCTTCAAACTTACCGGTAAGCCCATAATACCCACCTAATATAGTTAGAAGTAAAATAACTAATGACGCCTTTGAGTGCCAAGTTTGTTCAACTTGTTTTTGGATTGTTGCTTCCATTTCTATTCAGATGTTTTATTGCCTTTAAAGTTGCCAATTAAATCTCCTATCTCCTTTACAGAAGCTAAACCTAATGAGGTACATACCAAAACAACAGTACCCCATACCAATGATTCGGCTGGAACTACATGACTTTCGCTATGTGAATTTGAATAAAGTGTCCAGTATAAGAAACCGGCACCAACAATTCCTACTAATCTTTTGCTTGAATTTGGGCTATCTGCTGAGAAGAACCCTGCTACCCAATTGAATAATTTTTTCATATAAATAATGATATTAAGAGTACAATAATAACGTAAACTAATGCGAATACATACCCTTTGATATTATGATTTATACGTTTCATTTTTTGAGCTTAGTATAAATGTAAATAACAATAAGGGCAATAAGAATAAAGAACAAGAACTTGTAAAAGTTATTGGCCATTTTCTTCTTATCTTTTTCTACTATGGTTTTCGTGATTTCTTCTGCCTTTGAAATATTAGCAGAGTCGGTTTTGGTTAGCTTGGATTCAGATTGCTTCTCGCGGCTGCCAGAAGTCCAAGTTTCTGTATACTTTGGTATGGTTATCATACTATCTTTTGTTACCCATAAGGTATCGTAGTATGTTATTGTTTTAGTAAAATATTGTTCTTTTTCTATGACTTTTGTAACGCTATCATAGAACGTAACTCGCACACTATCAATGGATCTTACAACTGTACTATCCATTCTCCTCTCGGTTTTCTTAACCGAAGCGCAGGAGCAGAAAAAAATCATTATGATAGCGAGTCTATTCATCTATCAAAAATAACTTTTTTCTGTCAAATTCAGCGCAAAAAATATAAATTAATAAGCATTATATGACTTCTCCTCCACAATATCGGACTTGTACTTTATGTTAATTTGCTTCTTAATGGCTGCTCTATGGTCATTTAGCCTATAAACCTGCCTTGCCAAAAAGACAAACAACTTATCAAACTCCCTGTCATTTTCGCAATCTCGGAGTGAATCTTCTACCACCCATAACTGCCTGTTTATATCCAGAAGCCTATGCGTTAATGGATCTGCGGCTAATTCAGGGAAGCTTTCTTTTATTACACTATTGATGTACTTCCATTCTTTTTTAATGTTAAGTTGCTTTTGTTCGTCTAAAATTTCAAATGATTTGATGGTTAAAATGGTGTACTTGTCGGCTATTTCGCCAATGCTTACTTCTATTTTCATAATAATTATTTTAGGCAAAGATATATTTATTTAATTAAATTAATTACTTTTGCTTAATTAAATTAATTTTATGCCAACTAGCTTTCAATTCTTCAAGCAAGAAGTCAGGGATTACATTGTAGATAACGTAGCCGTAAACAAAAAGATATTAGATGTAGGAGCTGGTATTGGCACCTATTCTGATTTGCTTAAAAACTATGGTTACTACATGGATTGCGTAGAGATATACGAACCCTATGTAGTTAATTACCAATTAGATAAGAAGTACAATAACGTCTTTATACAGAGTGTAGTTGGCTTCCATTTTGACTATTACGAGTTCATTATCATGGGAGATGTGCTGGAACATTTATCTGTGGAAGATGCACAAAGCATAATCAAAAAGATAGTCCATAGCGGTAAACAATGTCTGGTGGCAGTGCCATATCTGATGGAACAGGGAGAGCATGAAGGCAATGTCCATGAAACTCATTTACAGCCTGATTTAAGTCCGGCAGTCATGGAAACCAGATACCCAGAACTTCAACTACTCTATGCCAACCAGTACTATGGTTATTATGTAAACAAGAAACAAAAGCATAAAAGAGCCTATCTGTTGTATGCAGATGAATCATATGCCGACTTGGTTCAAGTATGTGTTGAATCAATCCGTAAGTTCAGTAACATACCAATCTTAGTTTACATGCTTAACTCTGATAAAAAGATTGAAGATACTGAAACAATAAGATGGGATTGTGATGTAAAGCACCTGAAACAAAGGGCTGATTACATTGATAGATCCAATAAAAGCATCTACAAACTACTTATACAAAGACCTTTAATAACTAAACATGCACTTGAAAACTATGCTGAAACGATTGCCTATGTTGATTCTGATTCTGTGGCAAGCCCCTACGTTGACAATATCTTTACTTTCTATAATGAAGAATCTAGTCACCCCTATTTTACAGAAGGTATCTATGAGTATCTTATGGTCAATGGTAGAGGCGGCGCTGAAAGTAGGGCGGATTTAAGCACTACATTAGAAGCACCAGCCTGTGAACTATTTAACATAAACCAATATGTCCGCAATAGATACAGGCAAACAGGATATTATGTTGCAGGGCAGAATACCATTGAATTTTTAGATGAGTGGTACTGGATGTGCAACCACCCTAAAGTATTAAAGAACCACAATTATTACGCACCCTTCCACGAAGAAACCATACTTCAAGCCCTTTTGTATAAGCGTATGACATTTTCAGGACTGCCATACTGCTACATCAATGGACTACATAAAGACCTAGAATTTACTGGTCATGATAACTTAATAGGGCCATGGATTAAAGTACCTTCACACAAAGAACATCTCCTATTCTATCATGGAGAAAAGAACATTCAAAAGATTAAAGAATTTATAAACCAACTAAACAAATAACCTATGAAAACAGCAATGCAAGAACATTTTGAATGGTTACAAGAGAATCAATTATACTTTGGTATACCTATTGAGGCTATTGATAATGCTGAAGATTTACTTGAAAAAGAAAAAGAGCAGATAATTAAAGCGCATATAGATGGCTTTGACCATATTGTTGTAGATTTTAAAAAACAAGAATACGCAGAACAATACTACAACCAAACCTATAACCAATGAGAATATTATTTTTAGCTCCGCATCTTAGCACAGGGGGTATGCCCCAGTTCCTTTTGAAAAGACTTCAAGGACTGATAAATTATACCAATAATGAATATTATGTGGTAGAGTATCAATGCCATAGCCTAGATTATGTAGTTCAACGTAATGCCATATTGGAAATAATTGGTAGTAATTTTACTACCCTTTATGAGAATAAGATGGAGCTATTTGATGTAATAGAAAGCTTCCAGCCTGATATAATCCATATAGATGAAATGTCTGAAAGATTGGATAGGGAGATGGTAAAAAAGCTTTACAACCCAGAAAGAAAGTATCGCATTGTGGAAACCTGCCATGACATATCTTTTGATCCGAACAGCAAGTTATTCCACCCAGACCTGTATTCTTTTTGCACTCCTTATCATGAAGAAACTTTCGCTGATTTAGAATCCAAGTATGTTACAATAGAATACCCTATAGACATAAAAGAATGTAGAGCCAAAAGAAAAGTAAAAAATGTTCTTAATGTTGGACTGTGGACTCGTGGTAAAAATCAAGGGGAAGGCATAGAGATTGCTCGCAAATACCCCGATATGACATTTCATTTTGTTGGCAACCAAGCTGGTAACTTTAAAGACTATTGGGAACCATTGATGCAAGATTTGCCGCCTAATGTAATTGTGCATGGTGAGAGAAGTGATGTAGATGAGTTTATGAAGATGGCTGATATGTTCATGTTTAACTCTACATGGGAGTGTAATCCATTAGTTTTGCGTGAAGCAATAGGATATGGTTTGCCTATTATAGCCAGAAATTTACCTCAATATAGAGATATGTTTACTGATTATTTACAACCAATAGATACAGATTTAAACACAATTGAAGCAGATTATGAAATACCAATAAACAACACTACAAGTTGTTTTGCGATAGCGCATCAGGAAGCCTATGAAAAGATATTAGAACTTCCAGCACAAAAACAAAAGGTCCGCATCTTACAAAACTTCATTAACCACCCTTTCCTTGAAATAAAAGGAGAAAGCGATAGTGACTTTGATGTTAGATTCTATGATGAAAATGATGTATGCCAATACCAAAGCATAATCAAAAGTAATAGCTGGGTAAGGCTTAACAGACAATACTATACCAAATGGAAAACGTATGTATATCAGGACGGCGAGTTAATATATGAAAACATATTAGACCTGCATGGTAAAAGGGTATTCATATCAATAGAAAGCAGCGCACTTGGAGATACGATTGCGTGGTCACCCTATGCATTAGAGTTCCAAAAGAAGCATGGTTGCAAGGTTATTTTGTCTACTTTTCATAATAAAATACTGGACTATCCTGAACTTGAATTAGTAGAACCCGGCAGTTCTGTTAATTGCTATGCCATGTATAAGATTGGTTGGCACTATGATACCAATAGAGAACCAGAACTTCCAAACACAATACCACTACAAAAGGCAGCATGTAATATTTTGGGCTTAAAATACACTGAAATTCGCCCCAAATTATTTACCAAGAGGAATTGTCCAGAGCATGATAAATACATCACTATTGCCACTAATTCTACCACAGGATGTAAGTTTTGGATAAGGGATGAATGGCAGAAGCTAATTAACTATTATACCGAACAAGGCTACAAGGTATACAATGTTTCCAAAGAAGTTAATCCATTTGATAATTGCCCACAGATACCAAATACATCAATGGAATCCACAATGGATTGGATATACCATAGTACATTTTTTGTAGGGCTTAGCAGTGGCTTATCGTGGCTCGCGTGGAGTCTAGGTAAACAAGTTGTACTAATAAGCAACTTTACTGAATTTGACCATGAGTTCCTTACCAACTGCATACGAATCACAAACGAAAAAGTATGTCATGGATGCTGGAATAAACCAGAAATAAAATTTGATAAAGGCAATTGGAATTGGTGCCCATACAATAAGAACTTTGAGTGCCAGACATCAATTACCGCAGAAATGGTAATAAATAGAATTAGTCGTTACTTCTAATAAAAAAAGCAGGTTCGCAGCCTGCTTTATTTATTATTAAACCACTAAACCAAAAAACTATTTATCCAATTCCTTGCTTAAATCTACAATTGTTTTTGATACTACTCCCCACTTCATTTCTTTGAATAACTCTTTTAACTTGGTAAAATCAGCATCTTCTAATTCTAATGTGGCTTTTCTTTCAAGAAGCTCATCTTTAAAATCTTCTGGCTTGATATCAAATAAGTCTTTGTGCTTTTCAACTTCACCTAATAAACGAAGTCTTTTGATCATTTCATCAACATTAAATCCTCCTTGTGTTGGGTTATTAATTGCTGATTTTAATAAATCATAAGTGGTTAAAAAGGTATCTCTACCACCAATGTTTTCTTTAGCTACTACTAGTTCAATTGATTTCATATATATATTTTTAACAAAATTAATAAATTAATTTAATTAAACAAAATAATTATGGAGCCTCAGTTGTTGTAGTTGTATCAGGGGCTTTTGTAGTAGTCGTGGTGGTTGTTGTTGGAAGCCAAGGCAATGGAAGTGTAACCTCAACAGGATTTATCTGTAAAGCAATATTGTTCTCTAAAGCTAATTGCATAGCTTCAACAGGCAATATTTCTTCCAGCCACCCGATAACTTCTGATTCTGTTACATCTGGGTAAGGAATAAAGTTTTGTGGATTTGGCTGAGCTACGCTTGATGAACCATAGCTTTCTGCAAAATAAACCTTTCCATCATGCTCTTGTGTAGCATTATATCTCCAATGTATCATATTGATTACATCAGGTAAACCTTCTGATTCTACAGCGCAATTGAGCTGCGAAATTACGAACTGAAAATTTGTCATTTTATTTAATTTTTATATTTCCAAATACTTTTTTTATGATGCTTATATACACCATTTATGCATTTCCATATAGCTACATTACAATATCCTTCTTTTTTAGCACTCAAAATTGAATTCCATTCTTTTATAAGACTACCATCTAAATCAAACTGTAATATACTCCTACGTCTTGATGCAGCTATTTTCTCTTTGGTTTCATTGCTTGCTTTTTTGCCTAAGCAGGGATGCCCATTTATTTTAAAATTATTTCTAATCTTTTCCTTATGCTCCTCCGACCTTATTTTGCCCTTATTTGCTAAACTTACTTTTTTATTAATTTCTTCTTGTGGAGTTGTTCTCAATAAGTATTTTTTATTACCTAATTGAGCCTTGCCCATTTTTGACCTTGTTTCTTCTGAATAAAACCTTCCTATGCTTTTTTCTCCTATCTTTCTTTTATGTTCATCTGTGAATAATATTCCAACAACTCCATCTCCTCCGTCAGTCATATTAGCCAAAGTTCCCGTTTTCAAATCCTTTCTTCCATATAAAGCAATAAATTCCCTCTCTTTATCACAAGCTTCTTCCCAAGAAAATTCATCAAAAATAACTTCAACCTCATATTCTGTTTTAGCAACAATATCTAACCAAATCTTATTCCTTCTATTTTTGCTATAATCGTAAGCTCTTTTATGGTTTGATTGATTGCCAATGCCAATATAGAACGGCTCATTTTTGTCAAGTCTGATATGTCGGTAAACGTATGCCATTTAATTTAATTAAACTTACTTATGTCTTACCCATTTGTAAGTTGTTGCCATTTTTATTTATTTTTTAATGTGTCTAATTCTTGTTTTAATTCTTTGATTGCATTAACTAGGGTAACAAAGATTCCTTCATTCTCTAAACCTAAGTAGTCTGTATTTGCTCCCAGTCTTCTTACTAGGTCAGGCATTACATCCTTAACTTCCTGAGCGATGAAACCATATTTCAATCTAGCCTTAGTTACATCATCGTTGTAGTAGAAGGTCTTAGGGTTTAATTGAAGCACCTCGTTTAATCCGTAGGTTAAAGGAGTAATGGTATTCTTAAGTCTGTAGTCTGAAGGGTTAGTATTGGTTAGGAATCCTGCATTTGAATAAACAGTACCTGTACCTAATGCTCCAACATATACACTTCCAAATGCACCTATTCCATTTACATAGAACTTAGCTCCTTGAGTTGTTGATGTTGCGTTTACTAATACATCCCCCCCATTTGTTAGCCTCATTACTTCTGTTCCACTATTCATTACATCGTAAGTCATATTAACTTTAAATGTAAGTGCTTTACTCAAATAACTATTTGTGCCAATTCCTGCTTCATTTGTTAATGAATATAGTTGTAATGTAGGTGTATCGCCACCATCTAACATAACGCCAACATTACCAGCTAACGCACCACCGAATATTGTTAATTTTTGACCCGGATTACTTGTATTTATACCTACGTTACCATCCCCTCTAATGTTAAAATATGGAATAGTATTAGCAGCGTTATTTACTTTAAATGCTACATCACTAGAATTTGTACCACCTCTTATAATTGCTCCATAAGATTGACTTGTTGTAGTACTTGCATAAGTGCTTAAAGCCCAATTATTAGCAATTCCAACTACTTCTAATCTATTTCCATTATCTGTTGTAATTCCTATTAATACATTACCCCCACTTGTTATGCGCATACGCTCTGCATTCCCAACACTAAATCCAATTGCATCAACTCCACTTGGTAAAAATAAGCCACTATTTGAGTTGTAAAAACGAACACTTGGCGCAGAAGAAGTTCCGTCTGCTGCATAAATTTGACTCCTAAATCTTGCTATACCATTAACATCTAATAATTCCGTTGGATTGTTAGTACCTATACCTACGTTACCATTTCCTAATATTCGCATTTTTTCAGTTGCCGTATTAGTAGTACCCGATGATTTATTTTCAGTTGCAAAAGCTAAATATGAAGCATAAATAGCTGTTGGGGCATCTCTACCAACTAAAATATTTGCGTGATACCAACCAATGCTATTTGGTGTGCCTCTTAATGTTATTGTCGAGCCGTCATATCCAGGTGATAATAATATACCGGTAGTATTTACTGAATCACTATAACTTGTAATACCATTTGAAACACTTAAAATACTACTTGAAAATGTAGCTGCTCCTGTTGAGGCTATGTTTAATGGAGTAATATATGTAGAGCCTGTTTGTGTTGTAGATACCTGTATTGCAAAGTCTCCCCAATTAATTTGGTCATTAGATAATCTCCAACTTCTTGAACCAGTATTTGGTCCACTATTATAGAATAAAAGCCCTTGCGCTCCTGCCGTATTTGATGCACTATTTAAATATAAAAATTGTGTAAATCTACCTGTTCCACTCACATCAAGTTTAAAAGTATCATTAGTGTTTCCTATTGATAAATTACCAGAAGCGTTTAACGTCATTGCTTGGGTAAAGGATATAGCGTTACCTGCCGTTCCTGATGGAGCTTGTCTAAATTTAATAGCACCATCTTCAAATCGTATTTGCTCGGCAGTTCCATTAGCTATATACCTAAAAGAACTATTGCCATAATAAGTATTTATTTGAAAGCCGCCATCATTTGCAGCATAACCATAAATACTTGCTCTACCAACTTGAAATCCTGTTACCGTATTCCACGCACTCGGTGTAACTCCTAATCCTAAATTGCCTCTATTCAAAATATAATTAGAAGCCTCAAAAGTCATAGGAATATAAGCAGCCGTACTTCTATTGTAAGTAATAACTGAACCTGTATTGCTAAATTCCCAACCTGCTGCTCCTGAATTGCTAATTACAAAACTATCATTGAAACTTGTTGTACCAATAGAAACTCTACCTGTACCATTATCTGAAATAGAACTATTACCTATTGTACTTGCACCTGTAAACTTAGGTAGGTAGTTTGTAGTACCTGTACCACCAACAGGGTTAGCAGGAATTGCACTTGTTAAAGCTAATGTTCCGGTAGCACTTGGTAGCGTAAAAGTGTTAGTGCCGTTTGTAATTGTAGAACCTAATGTAAGCTGACCTGCAAAGTTAGCTGCTCCGTTGTCTGACAAAGTAATAACGTTGCTACCTTGCTTTTGAATTGTAAAAGGTGCAGATGTAGATGCCGTTGTATTATTTATGATAATACCAAAGCCGCTTGCACTTGATGCTATGTTTAATGCTCTACCTGATGAATGATTAATTTTTAAGCCATCGCCTGTGCTACTATTTGTAATTTCTACACCTATGCCACTTCCTGCATTTGCAAATGTAGAAGTAGTGCCAATTATAGCACCTGTCATAGTACCACCTGCTAATGGAAGGTAAAGAGAAGATGCAGCACTTGTAGTTAAGTAAGTTGAACTATCTACACTACCATCGGCTTTTAAAAATTGCGAAGATGTGCCGCCCGACTTTACTAAAGTAGTTGCGTTTAACGTACCTATAATTGTAGCAGCGTTACCCGAACCGCTTGTTTTGTTTATGTATAAGCCTTCGCCATTACCACCCTTAGTGATATTTAAAGCAATACCACTACCGCTTGAATGTGTTATGCCAACTGTATCGCCACTACCAGAACTTGAAAAAATACCTTTAGCAGCAAGTAAAGTATGCGTTCCTAAATCTACGTTAGCAGTTGCACCCGTGTAAGGAACAAAGCCTGTTAAAGAAGGGAAGGTTTCTAAAGTACCATTGCCACGAATATACTGAGCCGTTGTACCGTTAAAAGCAAAAGCCAAAGTTCCCGATGTAGTTACAGGACTGCCACTAATTGTAATGCTATCCCCTGTAATAGATGCAGCTACGCTTGTTACAGTGCCAACCGCACCACTTGAACGCTGCCATATAGTTCCTGAATAAATTACATAATCGCCTACTGCAAAAGTAATCGGACCTGCGCCAAAGTTTACTGTTCCTGCTACGTTACAAATATAAACATCTCCCGTGTCACCCGTTCCGTTTGCAAGTGTAGGTGTGTTAGTCGCTGCATTCCAAGTTCCCTTATATTCCATAATAGAACTCGGTAGCTGACTGATAGGAACTTTACCGCCACTATCCAAAGAAGCATAGCCATTAGCGTTGCCCTTCTCACTTCTTAGCTGATAAGTATCTAATAAAGCTTGTGAAGGAAACACCTCTACATAAGCAGAGCCACTCCATAAGTAAAGCTTCTGGCTGTCTTTGGCGCAATAAATAACGTTAATATCTCCGCTCACAGGGAACGAAGCTAAGTCATTATAAAAGCTAACTGCACCGCTAAAAATAGCCCCTAATTGAGCAAGTGTTATCTTCTTACTTACTCCTGTTGTCGGGTCGCCTATAATAGTTAAATCTGTACTCTCAGGAGCTAACTCAGTAGCTAATTGGTTAATCTTTTTTCCTATCATCTTAGTATGTATAAATAGAAGGCACTTGGCATCTATCGTTTAGGTAAGGTAATTCCATTGTTATATCTATCTTAACTCCGGCTAGATAATCAGGGTCGCTTTCTGTAAAATAAGTCATGGGTGCAGTTTCGCCAATATCCCATATAGCTTTGGGGTATCTTAACTGCGCTACTATATCCTGACCTACTAATGTCATATCAGACAAAACTTCCGTTTCGTTGCTCTCTTCCATTAGCATTCTATCCATAAAATAAAGGCTAAAATTATAGGTAATATTTTTAGCGTTTATAGTTGCACCCGTTAAAGTGTAGAACATAGCCGGATATGTTACTTCTCCGTTGCTTAAACGTTCCCACACATCTCCGAAGTAAACAAAGTTAATTTGTTCGTGGTCGTTTCCGAGTGTCGTTATTTGCTTTACAATTTGGTTTAACGTTAGGCTCATTCTTAATTTTTTCTAAATAAACACGCAGTTTATTTTGGTTCTTTATTGTTGTTACTTTGCTCATATTTAACAGTCGCTACAACCTCTGTTTCCTTGATATAACTCCTCAAAGCTCTTACCTGCGCAGCAATCAAAATCTCCAAGCCAGATGCTCGTTGTGTAAGCATCGTTCTCAGGGTGGATTGCATCTATGCCGCTTCCCGGATTCAAGTACTCAGGGTAAAGTGTAGAATATTCTTTTAAGTATTTAATCATTCTTTGCTTGTAGAACTCAGCTCTTGTCTTGTATCTATTAGCTACATCAATCATGTCCTGCATAGACGGGTTCTCGGTATTCTCGCCACCCTTCCTTAACAAGCCTTTGTTATAGAACTGATACGACAAACCCATTGGAAGCTCACTAAGTACATAATGCACCAAAGTATCTGCTATGTATTGGTCTAATAAAATAACTTCATTAGCGTTTAAATTGTTCGCTGTTATCCCTGCTTGTAGTCTGTTATATAAAGCACTACCAAGCGCAGGTAGTATGTAAATATCCTGTGCAGTTTTAATCTCAGGTAATACAAGTTTCTCATCAACGTTAGCGTGTAAGCCAGACCTATCTTTTATATTCTGTACGCTTATAAATAATGTGTTTAAGCTCATCTTTATTTTCTTTTAACTATGTTTGAACGCCACTCGTGTCTGCAACTTGGAGAATGTGTATTTGTACCCGGCTTAGTATACCAGCCGCCTCTTCTATCCCATACGCTATAACCTAATCTAGCACTCATTTGCTCAATCTCGCTACGGGTATAAAACTTATTAGCAGTAACTAAATATTTGCAAAAAGGTCTGCTTGTATCTAAATCGCCATCATTAAAACCTGCCTTCCACTCATAACTGTATCTAATTAAAATCTGAGTAGTCTCAGGCTTTATAGCTTCTACAATTTTACTAATAGGCTGAGTTAATTGTCTTTCAATAATTATATTGCTATCAATCCCTTTGCCTTGCTTTACTTCGGTAGTCTTAATAAACCCCTTCTCAATTAAAATATCAATAACACGCTTAACTGCTCCTACATCTTCCTTCAAAGTGTCAGCAATTACTTCTGGGGTAATTCTTTTATCCTTAACAATTAAATCTAAAATATTAGATTGTAACTGCGTTACATCTGCAAAAGCCTGATAGTCCTCATCATCGCTAAATCTTGTTTTGCTTTTAAGAACTTCATAAGTGTTTCTATCGTCTCCGAACTCAAAGAAAACTTGATAATCTTCTTCGCTAAATTCTAACTCTTCACTACCAAGCCAAGTACTAACTTCATCATCAGTTAAAGCATATCCTGCTTTTAACATAGCAGTAGCTTGTTCTCTGCTTATTTTACCCTTGTTAAATTCTCTAATGATACGCTGCATATTTTGCCACTCACGACCCTTTAAGCCTTTAATATGCTCATTAACATTTAAAGGACTTGCTGCCATTGGTTGCTCTGTTTCAAGAGGCAAATTGTACTGAGTAGGGTCTATTCCAAGCTTCTCTAAAATCCATTGTTTTGGTGCTACCTGTAAAATAACGTTCTCGCTAAAATCAATTCCGATAGGGTCTACCGGCTGCAACTTTAACTCTACTGTAACTCCTGCATACTGACCGAGCATATTAAATACACCCTCAATCTGCATTTGCTTGTAGCGTATATAAGTGTTATTAAATATCTCATAGCTATCACGCATCTGTTGGCGTGTACCTAATTGACCAGCAGTTGCGATACCGAATAAATCTGCGCTAGTAATTTGATGTCCAGAAAATATGTTGGTCTGAATTAACTCGTCTACTCTACTAAAATCTTCTTTGGTTAAATCACTCGCACCTAAGTCATCAACAATAGGCTTCCTAGTTGCATCGTTTACAAAAGCAAGTAAATACTTTTTCCCGTCTGCACCTGTATACATATTGTCGAACTGTCTGCTTACTGCACGTTTCTCATCAGGGCTTGGCTCTCCGTTCGGTAAAGTAATAAGTTTACTAGCAGAAAACCCGGTCTGAGCATTACCTAAAACGTGCTTACTTACTTCTACATCACTTTCAATGTAGTTAAGCGCACCGAAATAACCCGGAAGGCTATAAACGTTCATTCCCGGTCTGTATTCTTTTACATAAAGTATCTGCACTCCTTGTGGGTTAGCAGGGTTAAACGCATTGTATACCTCAGCTTTTTCTTGATTGCGTGTAGCCTTCCAATCTTCCTTATACCAGAATTGAGTGTTGTCTTTGTTAGTTCTAATCTTTGTATAATCACAATGCCATAACTCAGCAATCTGTGCGCCCATTACACTCCATATAATTTGAATGTAAGCACCGCCAAATAACTCTAAGTCCAAAGCAACCTTTTTAGTCAAATCATTAAGGGTCTCTTCTCTATTTACCTTCTTAACAATAGCCTCTTCGCCTACCCATCCGTTCCCTACAATGTAGTTCACTTTGCCTCTAATGATAGCATTGTGCTTTGCTGATTTGTTAAACAAGTCTAGAAGGTATTGAGGATAGTCATTATTCTGACCATACTGCATATAGCCTTCGCCTTTTTTCTCTTTATATTCTGGTTGCTTTGCTTCCGCAAATGTCAATACTTGTATTTCCATT